CAAGGAACAATTCAGATTAGATGCCGAGATCGTGCAATTGCGCCTGGTGCTGCAAGACCTCGTTGACCGATGGGCCGATGAGCGCGGCATGGATCAGGAGATTGAACGCGCCCGTGCGCTGTTAATAGAAAATGCACTTCGGTCTCCCGCCGATGGCGATGTGCGCCACGCGTTGGAGGGGAAAATCACCTGGAGGGAATGATGACCGCTATAGCTATATCAAGTGGGCATGGACTTTACGTAGCCGGTGCTTCCGGCTCTCCTATACCGCCTCAGCTGAGCGAAGTTGAAACCGCCAGGCGATTTGTCGACCGGGTAGCACAATTTCTCGAGGCTGCTGATGTGGCTGTATATGTGATTCATGACAACCAATCTCATAATCAATCGGACAATTTAGATTTTTTGGTATCGGCTCATAATGCTACTACCAGGAATTACGATATTTCTATTCACCTGAATTATTATGACAGCGTCGCCCATGGCTGCGAGGTGCTCTATGTCTCGGACGCGGGGCACAAGTTGGCAGACAACCTAGTCGATGCGATCTGCGAAGCCGGTGGCTTCACCAACAGGGGAGCCAAGTACCGAGATACTTTAGCGTGGCTCAACGGCACGCATGAGCCGGCCTGTCTCATCGAGCTGGCATTTTGCGATCACACAGGCGATTGTTTGAAGGTGGTTGAACATGAAGATGCGATTTGCCGTGCGATAGCAGGAGTGCTTGCTGGCGAATCAATAATTGAGCAGCCACCGACTGAACCACCCGAGTGGCCAGAAGATCTACCGCCGGCATATGTGCCATTATTTCAAACTTCCGGCAAGGTCAGCCATTTTGGCGGCCCAAACGATTCTGGGGTAAGTTCGTCAGAAGGTCTCGCCTTCCTATATCCTGACGACCTTGAAGAGTACGCGAATTTGTTTCTTCCGTTTCAGCCAGAAGGGACTACAGGACTCGCCCGTCGCTTAAATCCTGGCACGATGTACTGCGCTGCCCGTTGGCCATACGACCAGGGCGGGCGGCCCGATAAGAATGATTTGCGACGTCGGGATCAATACGCGTTGGTCCGTGCACACAAAAATGGCCGCGCATGCCTTGTGGCTCCAACGGATTGGGGCCCCCATGCTACGGAAACTGACAAGGCGATCGATTTATCGCCTGGGGCTATGCTGGCGCTAGATTTGGAAAGTGGGGACGAGGCGACGCTAATTTATCCTGCACCCCTCGAAATGATTTGAAAAATTGAGTAAACTGATTCTGCACCGGGCTGAACAGACGAACGACGGCGACTGGTGCAGGGGCAGTGGGGGGCTGCATCCCCCCCGCTGCCCGCGAGGTGTGGATTATGCCCAATCTGCTCACCACAATGATGGTGGTTCTGCAGCTCGTCATGGCTGTTGGACTTGGAGTACTTGTGTTTCGTAATGGACGTAATGGTCGTAATGATGAGTCTACCTTTGTGCTTGCGAGTGAGTCGTCACACATCGTCAAGCTGGCAAGCGATGCTCAAGCTCCTCCGAAAGAGGTCGAGCTTTATCGAGGCATTCCGTTTGATGAGCATCTACTTGAGTTGGATCAAAAGGCTTTGGAAGAATCTTATCGAGCGCACTTAGTCAAGCTCTGGGCGGTGTGGCTCTCCGATGGTGCGCGAAACAGTGCAAACATCAAAAATGGGCTAAGAATTTCTCGTGAATCGTACCATCAAGCTGCAGCGGAAATTAAGAGGCGTGAGCAGCAGATACAGCAGGAAAAATGAAACAACGGCGGAACGTCGCATGGATACTAAGCGAAGATGAAAAGCGGGAAATCGAGCGGCTCTATCGCGCTGGTGTTCCGGCTAGATTGATTGCACCACGTTATGGCGTTACATCGTCAGCTATCTGGAATTTAGCGTTTCGGCGTAAGATTAGGCGAACGTGGTGGACCGTACTGGAGCGGTGGAATAGGGAACATAAGTGGTGAGAACGATGCTCGATAAAGCAGCAAACGCGGGACAGCACGCTCATGCTGAAAGAAAACAGGATCTTTACGAGACTCCTGCTGTTGCAGTTGAGGCACTCTTGGGCGTCGAGGACTTGCCTCATCGTCTATGGGATCCAGCCTGCGGGCCAGGCTCGATTGTCAATGTTCTACGGGCGCGGGGACATAGGGTCCTTGCCAGCGATTTGGTCTATTACAACGATCCGACACATTTTTACGGACGGGACTTCTTGATGGAAGAATTGCCTCAAGGGTGTGAAGCGATCATAACCAACCCACCATACAAACTTGCTGACGCATTCGTTCGGCACGCAATCAAGATTTGTCCCTACGTGATCATGCTGTTGCGGTTGGCATTTTATGAGAGCGTGCGACGTAGCGACATCCTCGATGAGGACAATCCAGCCAGGATCCATGTTTTCAAGAAGCGGTTACCAATGATGCACCGTGCTGGATGGCAGGGAAAACGGGCCAGCTCGGCAATTCCATTTGCTTGGTACGTGTGGGATAGGCGTCGAGAAGGCTACTCTACCTGCATCGATCGAATTTCTTATTAACTATTTCTTAACCTTCTCTTCCTAGGTTCTTGATGGGTTCACACGAGCCAGGAGATTTTCATGGCCAAGCCGAAGTCAGCTCCGTACAAGACCGAAACGGAAAAAGATGTCACTTTCGCAGAAGGTGGCGATACTCCGATGTTCGGGCAGGGCGATCGGACTGTGACAGCGCCGGCCGATGCAGCGGGTACACAATCACCGGGCCGCACCGAGCAGCATCCCGATAAAGGTGGTAGCGGCAAATATGCCGAAGGTGGCAAAACCAAGATGTTCAGTTATAGCCCGTCGGTTCCACAGCAGGCGGGTCGAACAGGACAACGCTGATGGCCGGTCTGCGCATCCCTAGAGTGCCGATGACGCCAAGAGCGCCGAAGCCGATTGATCCTAGCAAGGCGGTGATCGCGCCGCCTCGCATCAAGCCGATCACAACGCGCGATTATGGTAAGGGTGGCACGCCTTTGGCCGGTGCACCGGATCAGGGTATCCGTGGTGCTGGCATCGGATTTGGAGGACCTTTCCGTGGCATTTAAGAAACAGCTCACTCCTATTGGACGGTCGAAGCGCGGCAAAGGAATTACCATGCATCGCGGCAAGGGATCGACGCAACAGCATGTGCCAACAGGTGACAAGACTGACCTAACGAGTGGAGCTATCGGCGATCGAAATCAAAATGATTATGGAAAACCGATCCCAATTCCTCCAACGGCTTCGCCATCGCCTCCTCCGATGGGAGGGATGATGCTTGATTCTGACGAGTCGGACACCCTTGCCCAACAGTCCAACGGAACTACTTGATTGTATTAAGTTTTTGCGCGGTGCCGCTCCCGAGCATTTTACTAGGTTTCGGGAAGCATTTGCGCGTTATGCCGATGATGTCAGGCTCAAATTAGTGAACGCAGATAGCAAGCTCGAGGTACTGCAAGGACAGGCGCAGCAATGCGAAAAAATCCTGCAGCTACTAACTGATGGAGAACGCCGTGGCTGAAAACACAACCGCTGTTGTGGATCAAAAACCCAAAGAACTGCTTCCAGTCGACCCAGACGTTAAAATTCCCGATGCGGTGAAGAGGCGATCTGCTGCGGTAGACGCTTATTTCGCTCAGCAAGTAAAGCCGCCGGAGGAGGTTACCCAAACTCCTGTCCCACCGACGGCCCAACCGCAGGCGGCCGAGCCCATCACGCCCCCCGTGCCGCCCGTGTCGCCTGCGGAACCACCTCCAGTGGCGGCCCCTAGCCATCAACAGCCACCTTCAGCCACTCCTGATGCTGATGACCCTAACGAGGGATGGGAACGGAGGTTTGCTCGGATGCAGGGGCGCTTCACGGCGGAAAGGAAGCTCAACGCCGAGCTGCAAGGGCAGATAGAGCAAATGGGTGATGAGCTGCAAAAGACTCAGGCGCTGATGCGCCGCAGCAACGGTCGGCAGCAACCGCAGAACCCACCGCCACCACCGTCCTTTTTGACCGAGAAGGACGTCACTGATTACGGATCTGACACGGTCGAGTTTGCGCAGCGCGCTGCTAAGCACGCAATCGCACCTGATCTCCTTCGACTCGAGGATGAGAACAACAAGCTTCGTCATCAAATGATGAGCGACCGGCGACGCGCCATGATGCAGATCATCGAGGCGCAGTTGCCGAATTGGAAGCAGATCGACGACAGCCCTAGGTGGAAACAATGGCTCAACTTGCGTGATCCGTATAGTGGGCGTATAAGAGGCCAGCTTTTGAACGACGCGATGTTATCGGCTGATGCCCCCCGCGTTGTGTCGTTCTTCCAAGGCTTCATAGCCGAGGAAAAAGCCACGGGTCATTTGGAGCCACCTTCCGCTCCTCCTCCGGTGCCACTAGCACCGCCCAAGGAGCCGGCGATCCCTCTGGCTTCACTTGCAGCCCCTGGCCGACCTCGCCCCGCAGGTGGTGGTGATTCCCCACCTTTGCTGGACGATAAGCCTGTTTACAGCCGCGCCGACATCGCCAAGCAGTATCGGTTGCACAATTCCGGCAAATGGCCGGGCACCGAGGCTGACTGGAAACGCTGGGAGAACGACTTGTTCCTTGCTCAGCACGAAGGGCGCATCCGCAACTAGGGGATCGCTTTTAGCAGATGTTTGAGGGTGGTCCCCAAACACGGGGACTACCATGGCAATCCCGAGTGCAGGTTTTCCGGGCGCAACGTCCGGTTCAACCCCTCCGCTTACCCCCGTTGGTTCGTCGCCTAATAACCTTCAAGCGACAGGTTTCATTCCTGAGATCTGGAGTGCGAAGCTGGTCGAGAAGTTTTACGCCAGCACGGTATTGGCGGCGATATCCAACACTGACTACGAAGGCGAAATAGCCAACAAGGGCGATCGTGTGAAGATTCGCACGAAGCCTACCATCACGATCCGCAACTATCTGGCTGACGGTCTGCTTGGTCTTGATCGACCGACCGGCGGCACGGTGGAACTGTACATCGGGAACGGCAAATACTTCTCGCTAATTCTCGATGACGTGATGGAAATCCAGAGTGATCTCAATATCTTAAGCATGTGGTCGGACGACGCTGCACAACAATTAAAAATTTCGGTCGATACCGACGTGCTCGATGGCATCGTCAATCAATGTGATCAGTACAACCGAGGTTCTGCTGCTGGCTACATCAGCAGAAGTATCAATTTAGGATTCAAGGGCGCGCCAATCTCGGTTGTTGGTCGCAATCCTGGTGCACTCGACGTCGAGTTGCTCGATCTGCTCATGAGAATGGGTCAGTGTCTCGATGAATATAACATTCCTGAAGTCGGAAGATGGGTGGTCATGCCGGCTTGGGCAGGTCGCATGGTCAAGCAGAGTGAGTTGCGGCAAGCATACTTGTCTGGTGATCCTGTATCGATGTTGCGTAATGGCCGCTTGGGCATGGTGGATAGGTTCACGATCTACGTGTCGAATCTTCTGCCGAGCTACAGCAACGTGAATAACCAAGATCAAACCAACTTCAATGCTGGTGAAGGCATCATTTACGCCGGGCATGCACACGGCTTAACTTTTGCCAGCCAGATCAGCAAAGTAGAGACGCTAAGATCCGAGCTGACGTTCGGAGATATCCTTCGTGGCCTGCAAGTCTACGGTTATCAGGTCGTCGATGGAAAAGCGCTAGTCCAGGCGCAAGTCGTTCCGAATTCATAACGGTCTCTCACATGGAGGGACCGTATGACCACGCCCCCTACGGTGCCAGGGCCAGCCCCGCCCGGTTCGCCTAGCTATTGGGGTAATTACGGCAACAGAGATCAGCCAACGTTGAACACGGTGGCTGATTACATCAACGATTCGCGCGTGCTGCTGCAAGACATCGTCGTACCGTATCGGTACGACGATAGTTCATTGTTGACTGCGCTCAACACAACGCTGCTCGAGGCCAAGCGGATTCGAGCTGATTTGTTCGTGTTCAACTTGAAAGTACTTGGCCAAGCACAGGCGTTCTTCACCAACGATGCGACTTACGTCGATATCGAGCCGCCGTTTCGCATAGCCATCCTTTTCGGGGTCTGCGCACACGCGCTGATGCGTGATCAGGAAGATTACGCTGACAGCAGGGCGAGTGCGTTTCTGAACATGTTCAACCAGGGTCTACTCGGCCGCAGTCTGGGACCGATCGTGGGCGGTGCTGGACCGGGTAGACCGCCAACAGCAGGTGGGTGATGCCGGAATCTTATGAGCACGAGCACGAAGAAGAACTGGCCAAATTGTTTGGTGAAGCCTCCACACTTCTAGCTGGGGCTTCTCAAGCCGAGCTAACCGTCAAGTTCTATGACACGCTGAAGGAGTTTTTCAGCGAGTCAAACAGCTGGCGTGAATGGATCCAGTTTACTGTCGTTCCTAACAATCAAGACTATCCGATTACGCCCGTAAGCGGACGCATCATTCGTTTGCTTGGCGTGATCGATCAGAACCGCGTGCCGCAAGCCGCGACGATGCCAAAGATTGGCGTGATCCAATTTTTGTATCCCTACTCGACGGTTCAACCGATGTGGGCAAGTGTTGTTAAGACTGTCATCAAGGCTTTCAAAGAAGGCCGGCCGTTTCCTCCGCATTTCCCCGACTGGGTATTGCCGTCTTATAGCAACGGTCTGCTGGAAGGATTGCTCGGGCGCATGATGATCGAGCCTGGGCAGAGTTACTCGAACCAACAGGCCGGTATCTATCATCTTGGAAAATTCAGAGTGGCGACGTCGCTTGCACGTGTAGAGGCGATGCGGGCCAACACGATCGGCGCGCAAGCTTGGGCATACCCACAGCAGTTCCGCACGTTTGGTCAGCGTGGTGGTGTGAGCACGTTCAACATCAATCCATCACCGCAGACTTCGAGGTAACGCAATGAGTATTAGCATTACTGAGGAAGACATTTTTTATCCGCATAGCGCGACATCAGCGCGTGTTGATCTGGAAATCGACAATAACGGAACTTGGCAAGATGCATTTCAGTTCGGGCAACCAGGAGATTTCACTTGGACGTTAGCAGGCCATACGTTTTCGATGGATGTGCAGATCAACCGCTATGATGCCGTACCGTTACTTACATTGACCACAGTGAATGGTCGAATCATCACTGACGATCCGGTACAGCGTGTCATCCATTTCAACGTTGCGGCTTCTGATATCCAGACCAGCCTGAAGCCTGGTAAATATGTTTACGATCTCGTCATGCTCGATGGATCGACACCCCCGATCCGCGTGCCGTTAATGCACGGCAACGTGCAGGTAAATCAGGGGGTGACCTATCCGTAGTCATGGCGATTACCAGCAATGAACCAGCTGAAGTAGCTGCTTGGCCTGTTGTTCTTACGCAAGGGGTGCAGGTCCCTGTTAGCGGGCCATCTGGTCCGACTGGTCCGACCGGTATTGCGGCGACGGGACCGACAGGAATTGCGAGCACAGGGCCGACAGGGATAACCGGCCCAACTGGTTTGGCCGCAACAGGGTTAACTGGTCCGACTGGACAGACTGGCCCACCTGGATTTGGTATCGGACCGACCGGACCGACCGGACCAATAAATTATTCAGGCGGACCAACCGGACCAGTAGGACCTCCGGGACCTGGTGGGATCGGTCCTGCTGGATCGACGGGGGCGACAGGAAATACAGGTCCCAGTGGAGGACCGACGGGTCCAACCGGAAGTACAGGTCCGCTGGGGACAGGACCAACAGGCGCGACTGGCACCTTAACAGGACCGACCGGCTCGACTGGAGCTGGAGCAACAGGGCCGACAGGGTTAACAGGTCCAACGGGAATCGCAGGCAGCGCGGCGAGTACTGGTGCGACTGGTCCAACTGGGACTGCCGGTCCGGCAGGCGGCCCGACGGGACCGACAGGTAGTGCAGGCAGCGCTGGGGGTGCGGGTGGAACTGGACCGACAGGTTCGACCGGTTCAACCGGCACGGCCGGGACAGCCGGGGCGACCGGCGCTGTGATGTTCTACATCATGTGAGGGCATCGTGGCTTTCTTTGATCTCGTTTGGTATGCGAACGCCGGGGATCAGGCCACGACCGGCTATTATGCCGTTGCCAAGCGTCCGCAGAATGCGGCGGTTGTCGCGGGGCAATTGGCGCGGCAATTCACGGCTCCTGCGGTTAATGCCGAGCGGGTGTTCATTTGCATCATTGCGGGCACGACAGCCAACACGACCGATGCGACATGGACGACGACACGCGGTGCACGTTCAACCGACGGCACTGCGACCTGGCAGGAATGTACGGGGGCGTCTGCCGTCAACGGTGATCTGACCAACACGCCGACATGGAATACGGTCAAGGGATTGGCAGTCACGCTGGGGCAAATCATCCAGCGTAACAACGGTGCAAGCTATCAGATCTGTTCGACGGCGGGGACCGCGGGCAGTGGATCGGAGCCCGCGTTCAGCGACACTGCCGGTACGACGACGGCGGACAACACCATCACCTGGACGTCGCTTGGCGCGGTCGGCAATTTCGCTGCCTGGGCGGCGCCGCATGCGCGTATCGCAGCAGCCTACGCAACAAACTGGGCGGCTGCGGGAAACAAAATTTTTGTTGGTGACAATAGCGCAGAGTCGCAGGCTGCTGCGGTTACCATTCCGATAACGGTAGGCGTCGGTTCAAAGACCAATCCGGTCTACATCCTTTGCGTCGACCACACCAAAGTCAATCCTGGCAGCGGTGATCTGAAGACCACGGCCACGGTCACGCAAACTGCAGGATCGTCGGCGATCAACATTGGCGATGCTGGACTTTATATTTACGGGGTTCAGTTTGTGAATAGTGGAGGTGGCACGTCTTCTTACTTGATACAAAATCTTGCTGTGGCGGCGTGGACCGTTCTTGATAATTGCAAAATCACCATGTCGTCCGCGAGCGCGACCGCGGTGCTGCAGCTCGGGGCGACCGGTGCTGGAGCGGATACTAATTACCTTGAATTCCGAAATTGCACGATTAAGCCGACAAACGCGGGGCATCAGATCCAGGCTTGCAATGTTGAATTTGTTTGGCGTGGTGGTGGGGGGTTGGACAACACCGGCACTGCGCCGACGGTGTTGTTCGCCAATCACGGTACTCAAGCCAATGCTCGTTTGTTGCTCGAGGGGCTCGATTTGAGCCTCGTCACAGGCACGCTTTTCAGCGCGGCAAACGGCAGCTTCCTGGGTACCTGCAAGGCAATCATGAAGGATTGCAAGATCAATGCGAGCGCGACGATTGCTGCTACGCCGCAGGGGCCAAATAGTTTTATTGTCGATGCGCTACGTTGTGACAGCGGCGCGAACAATTACAAAGTCAACGCTAACAAGTTTGGCGCAACCATGACGACGGAAACGACGATTGTTCGTACTGGTGGCGGGCAAATCCAGGGTCAAGCAGTCTCGTGGAAAATCGTCACGACTGCGAATCCGACATTCATCCAGCCGTTCGATACACCGAGAATAGTCGCTCCAAACAACAAGACGACCAGTGTCACGGTGACAGTCTACGGCACGATCAATGCGGGAGCGGTGCCGAAGAACGACGAGATTTGGTTTGATGTTGCTTATCTGGGATCGGCATCAACTGACATAGCGTCATACGCATCGGCGA